CGATCCCAATTAATTTCATTATTTAACCCAGGTATAAGTTTACATATTTCTTCGATTTTTGCTATTGTAATCGAAGCCGCTTGCTACTTACCACCTGTAGTTACAAACAAATGTGAATTGGGATATAAAATACATCTTATCATTAATGCCATCATTGATAGAAATGATTTTGAATAAGCACGCGGGAATGTGGCATACACATACCGATGCCGCATCACAATTCTTAAAAATATTCTTTGATAAAATAAAAAATTAAATGTACTATCTTTGCCTTTAATAAAATCTACAAATATATCAGGATACTATCTAAAATAAGCAATTAAATTTCTTAATCCATCAATATCTTTTAGCAAACGCTATTCTGATAATCCTTGTTTTTTATATTCTCTATCAGAAGATAATTGAAGTAGTTCTTTTAAATTCATTCGTGATTAACCCTCCTACTTTTGTATTCTTCCTCAATTAAATTATCATCAAGATTATCATCATGCTCTTTCATATGATTTAAATATTCTTTATATTCTGTAAAATTATTATCTTCAAGTTCAATCTAATCTAGTCCTTTTAATTTCGCATCCTATCTATCTTTTTTCATTTCTTCTGAAATTCGTTTTTCTTGTAAATATTTTTCAATTTCTTGTGCTAAAGACTTATCTTCATAAATCAAACTTCTATTATATGCCTTTAAATCATCAATAATTTGATCAACAATATCTTGAGGTTCATCACAATGATAACGAGGAATTTCACCGCTATGTGCTTCAACAAAATCAACAATAGCAGAAGCAGAATCAATATTATTGCCATCTTTATCTTTATTTTGCGCTTCTGTAAATTTTGCAGATTTCATCATAGAATCATAGACACGAGATAATTTTTGATAAGAATCAATATCACCGCAATCAATAGCTTCATTCATTTTAAGAGATGTTTTACAAATCATTTTTAATGTATCAATTCGCGCGGCGCCTTGTATATCAAAAGAGTCCATAAATTCATTATATAATTGTTCAAGAGCAACCCATTGGCTTGGCCTATAAAGCCTTCCCCATTTAACGGCAAGATACATTTTATCTTCATCATTTAAATCTGCGCCAGGATCAATTAAATTATTTTCAGGCATAAAATTTTGTTCTTGAAAAGGATTTTTTGCTTGTCTTAATGCTTCGGTATAAGATTGCGGTTGACTAGCATGGTCTCCTGTAATAACATCCCCCCAATGCGGTAATTCCTATTTTTGAGTTTCAGTACTTACAAGGGTTTGATACTAAGCAGCTGAAATTTTTCCTTCACTTAATTTAACCTTTAATTCTGCCTCATACCTAGCTTTTTCTTCAGCTTTAATTTGCTATTTTTCTTCCTATTCAGCTTTTAATTCATCTTGAATTTTTTGAGTATCTGCATATCCATATTGATTCCATTGTTTAAGTTTCATTTTAGCGAGATATTTTCCAATAACAGACATTCCATTCATTTTATAAGGATCTTTCGCAAAAGCCTTATCTCTTAAAACATTCCATTCAGTAGGAATATATGGAACATCCATTTTTTCAAGAATCCATTCAAATGTACTTGGATCAAAATTATCAATATGAGCGGTCAAACAAGATTTACAAATTTCACATTTACTTCCATCTTTATATGTATAAAAATTTATTTGGCCAAAACGTTTCCCGCAACGCTTGCAAACACATTTACCATTTTTATCTTCTAATTGTCCTTGATATTGTTTTTTTTCTTCCATAAGCCCTCCTCTATTTTAAAATAAAAAATATTAAATTATATTATTCTTTTTTGGCCTTAATTTGATTTTTTTTTGTTTCTGCAACATTTACAAATACTATACCAACCATCTTTTGCTGTTTTATTTTTTGTAAAAAAATATGGATGAGCTAATTTTATTTCATGACATCGAGAACATCTTTTCCATTTACCTTTTTCTTTAAAAGTGTAATACCAAATAATCCATTCTTCTTTTGCTTTCTATGCGATAATTTTAGGTATTTTTTTTCGCCAAACAACTGATAAATATTCAATAGAATAAGTTACATCATAATCTTTTTTAATTTGAATAGCAATATCTTTATTTTGCATCCCATCTATTTTATATATCATAATATCATATAAAATAGGATATTTCTATTTTAATGCTCTTTCTGAAAGATAATCAAAATCTTCCATTAAATACCACCAATCATTTTCAAAATAACCCCATGATTCTTCTTTTAATTTAGAATAATTACATAAAATACAACAGATATGTTCGGGATTAAATAATGATATTAAACAATTGCTATTTGGCTATCCTTTTTCATCTATGGTAATTTTTTCACTTAAATCAATACTATTAGCATTTTTTGTCACTTTGGTTATAGAAATTGGCGGTTTATGCATATTTTTTAATATATATTGGTCTTGCCGCATCTATATTAATTGTTTGGTTAATAAAAACTTTTGTTTACCTTTTGCAGTTTTTTGTTTAATTTCAATTTTTTTGATTTCATCTCTTAATTCTTTTAATCCTGGAATGGTTTTTATATCTTTTTCAGTAATTTGTATTTTTGGTACTAATAAAATATTTTTATCACCGCCAGTCATAAAATTATAAATGCCATCTTCGCCATTTTCTAATTTAGTAACTAACCCTTCATAAGAAATTTCTCTTTTATTAATAGTTACCATTCTATTATCTGTTAAAATTTTTTTTTCTTTTTTACTTTTTGGAGTTTCAGTCAAATATTTTGTTAACTATTCTAAATAATAAGGGGTTAATTTTTCTTGAGGAACAGTATTAATAATTTCATGAACTTTTTTATTACGTTCCTAAAAATCTGTTATAGTATAATCTAACCATGGATAAGGTCTTTTACTATCAATTAAATCAATAGCGGAAATATCTTGATTATTTTTTTCCTCTTGTCCCATGTTATACTCCTTTCAATTAGTTTCTATTTATATTATACCAAAAAAATTTCCAGTTGTCAATCCCAACAAATTCCTTTTGTAATTGACTTTTGTGAAAAATTATGGTATAATGAGAGAAAAATGAAAGGAGCGAAAAATGTTATTAGCTGTAACAGGTCACCGCCCGCAAAGATTAAAAGGGCAAGAAAAATTAATAAAAGAATGGGCTAAAAAACAATTAATTCGTTTATAGCCTTTAGTAGTGTATGATGGAATGGCTCAAGGAGCAGATCAGATTATAGCTATAGCCGCAAAAGAACTCGGAATTCCTATAATTTGTTGTTATCCTTTTCCAAAAAAAAATTATCATCCAATAGAAAGATAGATAATAAATAATAATCAAATAATTTTTACTTCATCAAAATATTCAAAACAAGCATATGTTATTAGAGACAAATTTATGGTCGATCATTGCGATATATTATTATGTGTTTGGGATGGAATAGGAATAGGAGGCACTTTTTTAACAAGAAAATATGCTATCCAAAAAAATAAAGAAATTATAGATTATGAAGGATTGAAAAATTAAAAAAAATATTATATAATATAAATATAAATAAAAATATTGTTTTATAGGAAAGGAGAATAGATATATATAATATATCTATAAAAAAATGTATGATTGATATAACAGCTTTAGGAATTGATAGAGTTACAACAGAATATGAGATAAATGAAAATAAGCGAACTATTGTTTGTATTATTACTACAATAAATGATGTCCCATATCGTTTAGCTAAATATGGATTGGCAGATGACAAATATGATGAAAATGATTTAGATATTCGAGTATATAAGGGAATTGCAAAATGCGCTCCCGAAGATGAATGGAATGTCGTTTATGGAAAAAGATTGGCGGAATATCGTGCTTCAAGAGCAAGGCAAGTAGATGTTAATAATGAGCTAATTGCTTATATTAATGGAATATCTAAATGTATTGATAATCTTTATAATTATGGATTAGTAAAGCACCCACACGTGCCATCCCAGGAGGATTAAAATGAAAAAGGATACAAATCAAAATCCTTGGCTTGATTCTATTAAAGATTAGGATTTTTTTATTAATGTAGATGATTCAGATGTTATAATTAATGTTGAACCAAAAAATAATATTCAAGAGGAGGCAGACAATGAATAAAAAAGTAAATATTAAATTATCTGCTCCATGGGATATTTATTTCAGAAAACTTGAAGCTTTATTCAAACAAGACCCGCAAATAAGAATAGAGTATGATCGAGAAGATGTTATAATAAAATTATATGTAGAAAGTATAGATAAAGCAAACGCACTTAATTTACTTTTACCTTCAGAAAAAATTTTTGGTAATATTACTTTAACTATTAAAATTATTCCAGTTAATAAACCTAATAATGCATGTATTGTGGATGCCGCCTTTAAAGATAATCCCATTTATAAAGGAATGAAAAGTTATCAAATTAATGAAACAACTTTTAATTATGCATTATTTACAGATAAAGCTGCTCATTATTATACCGATGATTTTTTTGAATATAATGGAAAAACCGCAGCTTTATATAATTCTATTGCTAAAGATGTACTTAATGAAATAGATAACGTAAGTTTTAGCATAGTTGATGATGAAGAAAAGTAATAAAGGAGTTTTTTATGGGAAACACTACAAATGATAAATTTATTGCAAATTTAAAAAATATGAATTCTATTGTAAAAGCCGATATTAAGGCTGGCAGAAAATGGAAATATAAAAATTCTAACCAAGAACATACTTTTGATGAAGCAAGAAAAAAGCATAATCGTGTAACTAATTGTGTCCAGGGCGTCAGATGGGGTCTCCGCGGTCTTGTGCCAGATAATGCTTTACAGTGGTGGGGAGCAAAAGGCAAAATTACTTGGAGTAATGACAAATCTAAAGAGCGTGCGAAGAAATATTTTGATATTATTAAAGTAGGAAATAAAACTGTAAATCAATTATATAAGCAAGGACTTCTTTGTGAAGGAGACATTTTAACATATATGTCTATGGTGCACACAAATGCTTATGTTGGAGACGGTAAATCTTTTGATTGCGGACATGCATATTGTATTGGACAGACTTTCCGAAAATGGATTGGAAAATTAGCTTGCCGCACTCATAAGGTGAATTATATTTTCCGCCTTAAGGATAGAACTCATTACATTGTTCAAGGTGGTGCTTTTTATGATAAGGCAAAAGCTAATGAACATGTGTCTTTACTTAAAAAATATGGATTAGGTTCTCTCATTCAAGAAAGAGATGGTATGTATAAAATTCAGCTTGGTTATTTTAATAGCAAAGAAAATGCTGAAGCTTTTGCTAAAAAGGTAAATAAAAAGAAGATTCCAGAATTAGCTAAAGGTACCATTGGAGCTTTCGTAACAGAAGCGTGAATAATATGAGAAAATTTAATTTTATTATGACATTATTAGTTGTAATTCTTGTGTTAGTGCTTACTTGTATGGCTCAAGATAAGAATAAAAATGATGATATAATGTCTGAAATATATACAAGAGCAGAGACAGAAACTGAATACATAGAAACAGAAATAGAAACAGAATTACAACCTAATGATTATACTGATGAAGATTTATATATTCTTAGTCATATTATCCAATGTGAAGCAGGATATTGCGAGCGGGCGATGATGGAAGGCGTAGGATCTGTAGTCCTTAATAGGGTTGCGGATCCCCGCTTCCCCAATACAATTTATGAAGTTGTTAATCAGCCTGGACAATATAGGCCTGTAATGGATGGAATATTCACTTCTGCTGAACCAACTGAATTAGTTATGGAAGTTGCTATTGATTTATTACAGTGGGGATCAAAATATCCGCCAGAGGTTGTCTGGCAGGCTAACTTCCCGCAAGGCCAAGGGACATATTTAACATTAAGCACAAGCTACTCAACAATGTATTTTTGCTATTAAGGAATAATAGGAGAAAAATAAAAATGGCGTTTAAAAAAGGTGATAAATTTATCCTTGAGTTAGGGGAAGAACGTAAAATGTTTAATGAATTTCAAATTGCTGGAACTGATTTATATGTAAAAAAGGATTTGCTTGAAAAACTTACTCCATATAATTCATTGACGATTAATACTATTACTACAAAAGATATAGAAATAAATGATTTGATTAGGAGGTCAGAAGCTTTAGAGTGCTTTCATGATTGGGTAGACCAGTATGGTGATGTCCATACAGCAGATGAGATGAAAGAGTACCAAGCAATTGAAGCACTACCATCCGCACAGTCAGATCTTGAGGAAAACGAAAACATTCCGATAGAGTATTTCGAAAATGGAGGAATATGATGGCAGACTTAATAGACAGATGGGCGGCGATTGATGCGCTGAAAAGACACAGGGCGTTGTTTTGCGATAATATTCCAGATACATTTTCAAAATTGTCTTATGCAGAAAAAAGCAGAGTAGATGAGTTGAACATGGCAATAACAACACTTATCAATATGCCATCCGCACATCCAGAAATTATCCACTGCAAGGAGTGTAAATTCCTTCAAAAGTGGCGAAGCGAAGAATCTGCGAAAAAGTTTGGACAGATATATGAATGTTTGCGTGATGTTTTGATAAGTCCGTTACCAGATGATTTTTGCAGTAAAGGGAAGAGGAGAACCGATGGATGATGTAATCAGCAGAAATTTATGTAATTCTTGTATAAACAATGAATGTATATTCCAGTCTGGAATAGTTAGAAATCATTGTGATTTTTATAAGGCAGAAGGAGCAGAGCGCAAGAGTGGAGGGCGAAAAATGGGGAAGAGTTTAAGCTCAAAAGAAGCAATCACAATCTTGAACGATATGAAGGTTGATATTCCAGTACCAAAAGCGGCAATAACACAGATAAAACGAAATGTAGCATTAGATATGGCAATAAATGCATTGATTTGTTCGGAAATACCAAACAAATCAGATACCATAAGCAGACAGACAGCGATAGCTGTAGCAGATTCTTCGGGTTATATTAAATTATCTATTGATGATGTTAAGAAAGTGATAGATGAAGTTGTAAAAGGGTTGAAGCAGTTGCCGTCCACACAGTCCATATTAACTTGCGATGGATGCAGGCATGTTGGAATGTATGACACCGATTTTCCGTGTAATGGATGTGTCAGAAGGGAGAAGGATTACTATGATCCAGAACGGTGACCTGATCAGCAGACAGGCGGCGATAGATGAGATATTGAATCTGAATGTCGAAAACCATGTGTCTTGGAGAGATGCAGTGATAGACACAATAGATGCACTGCCGTCCGCACAGCAAGAAGTGGATTGTCAAAAATGCATTTTTTGTGGTTTTGCTGGCTTCAAACA